GGGTAGTAAGCATTAGTTCCTTTCCTCTGGGGGAGTAGATTGGAAGAGGTCTTTTAGGATGGTGACGGCAAGACCCAAGCCGCTTATAACGCCGCATGCGCGAGCGTATTCGTCATAGGAGGTCGCTGACCCCCTAGCTAAAGCGTCTTTCTTTTGATCGACATGCTTCTGGACTTCGGCAACGTAATCTGATAGTAGTTTCATGCGAGGGGCTTATTAGCTCTTTCTGCAAGTCTTTGAGCTTGAATATCCGCTAATTTAGCCGAGTTGTCAAGTATTTTCCCAGTAGCTGCAATTTGGGTTTGTTTCTGTTGGTTCTGGGCCTTGAGGAGCATGTCGGTTTCCTTTAAGTCCAGTTCGCGATTCTTCAGAGCAAGCTTGGCTGACTCGCGGGTATCTTGGGATTGGATACGTTCGCCAGCCATCTGAAGTTCAGCAGCTTGCAGTTGAAGCATTTGCTGCTCGACGTTAGCTTGCTGGGCTTGCGGATTGCTGGCCGCCGAGATTTGCACAAGCTGGGTTGCGATCTGGGCCTGGACGTTTTCGTCCTGAATGGGCATGCCCATCTGCTGGGCGAGTTGTATAGCTTGAGCAATAAACATCAGTACCTTGTGTTCAGCGATGTTGGCTGAAAGGACCTGCTGACCAAGCGCGATAGTTTGGTCGTTAGCGCCCTGCATCTGAGGTGCTTGGAGGAAGGCGGTCTTGACAGCAATGTGGGCTGTATGGTTCTGACCTAACTGTGCCTTGATGGCCTTACCGCTCATGGCCACTTGAATTTCAGTGAGGGGGTCGGCGCTGACGGCCTGGGCTTCAGGGTTCGTCATAAGCTTGTCAACGGACTCGACGCCTAGGGCAGCATAGTAACGGCGCAAGGCTTCGCGCATGTCGTGGAACTGCGGGAACTGTTGAGCTGTGTTGAGTTCAATCTGAGCTTTGGCTACGCGCTGCGACTCGGTGAGAGCGTTGGGGTCAGAGGCCGGGATGACGTCAACGAATTGGGGATTGAAGTCGGTGCGCTGAACGTATTGGTTTTCGGCACCCACCACGAAGTTGATGGTGTCAGGTAGGTTCTCGAAGTTCAGTTCCCCAATCAGCTTTAGGAACTCGCCCTGTGACTGATGGAGGCGCTTATGGATCGAGGAGTAGAAACGCTGCGAAGCTTCAAGCAAAGCTAGGGTAGTTGCCGCCGGGCCGTAGTTGGTGCTATTGGCAACGACCTCGTCAGCGGAGTCAGCAAACTTCTGACCAGACTCGACCATATACTTCATGAGGCTGAAGAGCGTTTGGCTAGGTTCCTTGGTGGGAAGCGGGAGGAACGCCTTCTGAAGTTCTTCAGGTGACAGGTTGACGTCGCGGAACTCACCGAAGCCGAGGGGAGTGTCGGATTCGGCGAACTTGGCGTCTTGGGATTTGAAGCCCGCCGTCCAGTTAGCATATTGACCGGAGTCGACTAGGGCGCGCAGCGCAGCAGAAGTAGAGGCGGCAAGGTCACCGATTAGGTGGACGTAACCGAGGGAATAGAAGCCGAAGGCCGGGATGAACTGGTCGATAGTGTACCAAAGGCGTTTCGTCATGGCCAGGTCTTCTTCGCGCCAGTTGCGGCGGACAGAGTAGACGTTGCCAGTCTTGACGTTAAAGTGAATGATGTAAGGAGCGGAGCCGCCTTCGGGCAGCAGAGGGTCGTCTCCTTCCAAATCGAGGTAACAATGGGACTCGCCGACCGTAAAGCCCTTGCGCTCAAGGGACATGTCGAAGCCTTGGGCGCTGGCGATGGCTTCGGTAATTTCGTTGGTATCGAGGGTTTCTTCAGCGTCGTTATCGGTAAATTCGCGGAAGGTGTCGGAAGCGACCAGGTTGTCCATCTTGCGCGTGGACAGTTCCATGACTTCGATGTATTCTTCGGCATCCTTCAAGTGGGAGACGGAAGGGTCGATGTAAAAGTTTTCGGCGTAGACGATAGTCGGGTCAGGCGCTGCGGTCGAAGAATTCCAACCAGCTTTACGGATGCCAGTACCCATGAAGCCGACGCGAAACAGGTTACGTTCAAGGTCGCTATAGAAGCCGGGGATTTGCTCCGTAAGCTGGTAGTTCATGTAGGTGCGGACACGCAGGGCACTGTTCTCCCTGGTTACGTCAACGTAGCCACGGACCTTGGTGCGGACAGGGCCTTTCGCAGGCCAGAGTTCTTGAATGGCTTTGGCTTGGAACTTGACTACGTTCTCGATCAGAAGGGGATGGACAGCCGTACAGGCACCTTCGACGTCCGTGACGCCCTCGCCCGTGGTGTTCAGGCCAAGGTAGCGGATGCCCTGCTTGATCTTCTCTTCCCACTGCTGGCGGGAGTTCTTGTAGTTCTGGAGGGCATCTTGACGAGCGGAGCCGATGTCACGTAGAATGGCGTCGTCCATGGATAGGGCCAAGTTGGCACCAAAGGACATGTCGACTTCGATCACCTCTTCAGGGACTTCTAGTTCTAAGGTTACCTCAGAGAACTCGAATTCCATTTCAGGGGCTTCTTCAAGATTATCAGACATGGGTCACTTGGCTCCAATAGCTTTTGAAAGAACGGCGGCGAGATACCGGGTCGGGGGTGCTGACCGCCTCTTGGGTTAATTGGTAGCGGCGCCGTAAGTACAGAAGCGCCATGACCATAGAATCGACCGCGTCATCATGGGCGCCCTTTGGGAACTCAAGGGCTTCTTGGAGGAGTTCGGCTGCGAACTTCTTGCCAAGGGGTAGCCAAACGCGCTGCCGCTCAACGATGCCGCTGACGGCATGGGCACGTGCTACTTTATCACGATCCGGCTGGAAAGGCAATACTGGTAAGCCGTTAAGCTTAAGGTCTTGAAGGAGGGACTGACCGGAGGCTTTGTTTTCGATGATTATACGGTCGGGCTTATACATGCTGTATTGCTCTTTGGCGGCTGCCCGGAGCTGGGGGAAGGACCAACGGCCCCTAACTTGATTCAGGAGGATGGCGTTAGGCTCCTGATATTCATAGCCTTTTTCGTCCGTGAAGGTCAGGTGGAAGATGCCCCAAGTCTGAATGACGGAGTAGTCAGCTTTGGCTTTGGTGGAGAAGGCCGTGTCTAAGGTCTGAATTATTTCGTCACATTCGGGCGGATCGTCTTCATCCCAGTCCTGAAAGTCATCCTTGTTGAAGACGTTGCCATCCTCGCCGGTCGGGGTCTGCATGTACAGGGCGCCCCAGTCTCCCCTGTTAAGACCTTCGCGGGTAGCGATAAGGTCATCCATGGTGATAAACTCAGGCCAGTAGCTTTCGTTCTCTGGTAGCATTAGGTAGTCGGCGGCAGGCTTGTCAAGGATGGCTGGGATGGCTATGAGTTCCCACTGATCGACGCGCGCATTGCGGGCGGACTTGTCTAGGAGGAAGCCGCTCAAATCACGCACGTGCCAACGCGTATTGACAAGGATGATACGGGAATCAGGCAGCTTACGAGACCGGAAGCCGGGGCCATACCAGTTGTTGACCCGCTCGCGTTCAGTGTCAGATTTGGCAGTTTGTTCCGAGAGGGGGTCATCAAGAATGCCCAAGTTGAAGCGGTAACCGGCGATGGACTTGCCCGCACCGGCTGGCATAAAAGACCCGCCTGTCACGAGCTTCCAGCCCGTAACGCCAGACATGTCGTCGCGGATGTGGACACCGGGGAAGATTTCTTGGTATTCGGTGGAACGGAGGAGATCGCGGATTCGGCCCGAGCATTCCACTGCTTTGTCGGTAGTGTGCGAAATCCACATGATACGCCAGTTGGGGTGACGACCCAGACACCATGCAGTGTACAACATCAGGAGGACCGACTTCATGGAACCCGGCGGTAGCGCCAGCATCAAGCGGTCAACAAGACCCCTGTCAACTTCCTGAAGGGTGGCGGCGATAGCTTCGATGTGGCGCCCGTCACGGTATTCGTTCCCATCGAGCATTAGGGAGGCGAGGAGCTTGACGAACACATAGAAGTCTTCTTGCGCCTCCAGTACTGCTTTTTGGTGGAGGGCGTCAGCCAGTTCGGCTTTTAGTTGGAGAAGCTTTACGTCTTTAGTGGATGCGGAGTTTTCGCTCAATGTCTGGCTCTGCTTCCTTGAGGATGGCGGTCAGTTCGCTAATGCGCGTATCCAGTTCCTCTTTAGAGTGGATGGTGCGGTGCGTGATTTCTTTCTTCTCGACAAACATGCCCAGGTACTTGGCGAGGTTTTCCATGGCTCGGTTGGCGTTGGTGAAGTCGCCTGAGCCTAGGGCTTGTGTGGCAATGTCGTTGAACCAGCGAACGACATCTTCTACGTTAATTTTCATACGGGCTTTCTCCTCGATCTCGAAGGCAGTGACTAGGTCATTGAAGTGTGGAAAGGCCAGATTCTTGTTAGCCATGGCCAGCAGGACTGCGGGATTGACGGTATCGTAACCCGCAAGACGCATGGCGCCACATTTGTTGGAACGGCCATTCAGGGCATATTGACGGGCGAACTCAACTTGCTTAGGGGTTAGCTTTCTAATCTTGTTGATCTTGTCCCAAGAAGCTTGCCACGTTTCGCGCAGATGGTCCTTCAGGTTACGGATAGCTTTGACGTTTTCAGCGCGAATACCGTGCCCAGGCTTGTGGATGTTCATGGTTTTGAGTTCGCGCTTGTGCTTGGCCACTCGATCCTTTTGAGAAGGGGGGTTGCCATTACGTTCCCGCGCAGTCTTCTTTAGTGTGTCGTAATATGCGGGTAGTTTCTTGGTGCTGATTTTGGGAACGTATGGCTCGTCGATCATGTGGGTGCAGGTTCCTCGTCATCTTGACGAACGATGGAAATACGCGAGCGACCCTTCTGTTCGGCGGCGCTAGAGCGACCTGCATTGAAGATACGCAGACCTTGACGTTCTAGGGCCGGGCGAATACGCTTGAGTTCCGCAGCAAAGCTGTGGGAGGTCTGAGGTAGGCGCTCGCGGGGGCCGATGTTCATTTCCAACTGTCCAATCAAATCCGAATAGGTTCCTGAGAACTCCTTTTGTTTTGCCATCATGCGTATCAGAGCAGATGCCATGCCGTTAAATTCAAGCATTTGGCTTTCAGCGGCGGAGCGGTTATTCTTATAGACTTCCATAAGACGACCCGGCACCCAGCCAAAAGCTTCCTCGGCGGCAACGGCCCACACTGCGAATGCAGACATGCGTGGCTTTTCAGCTAAGACTACATTACCATAGTTTTGCACAGCTTTCAATGCTGCATTCATCAGGGAGCCTAGTAGTCGTGGATGGTCGATGTGGAAGTTGTCCCAGTATTCAGAATCATCACGGCGTAGGCGCGGGTCAATGCGGGGCAGGTGAACGTGGATGGAGCGATCCACCAAGTCACCACGCTCGACTACGTCAGGGATACCGTTCATGGCCACGGGCCTACACACGCGGACGGCAGACTCTTCGGCGTTGGTGTAGAGGGCACGACCGCCTTG